ATACAAAACTCTACAAAAATGATAGAAAAGTTCATAGATATTTATGGTGAAAAAGGTAGACTCCTTTGTTAGATTAGATATACTCGAAGAACACAAAAGGGGATTATGAGTATCTTATCTGACTGGGAAATTAAGCATCTTGTTGAAAAAGAAAACATGATAGAACCCTTTATATCAAAGGAAATTAAAGAAATAGATGGTAAGAGAACTCTTAGTTATGGTTTAAGTTCTTATGGTTATGATATAAGACTATCTGAAGAGAAATGTTTACTGTTTGGAGGTACACAAACAGGCATGTGTGACCCTAAAGATTTTGATTCCAAGATATTGAAATCTACCACACTAAATGAAGATGAAAGAGGTAAATACTTCTTATTACCACCCTTTGGATATTGTTTATGTAGAGCAGAAGAAAAAATAAAATTACCTAAAGATATAACTGTTGTTGCTGTCGGTAAATCTAGTTATGCAAGATCAGGAATATTCTGTAATATCACTCCAGCTGAAAGTGGATGGGAAGGTTATTTAACATTACAAATAACAAATTGTACCTCCTTATTTAATAGAATTTATGCAAATGAAGGAATTACACAGTTACAATTTCATAGAGGAAATCCCTGTGATATCGACTATCCTCAAAGAAAAAATAGAAGAAGAATAAAAAAAGAAGTTATTGGTGTTTAATTATAGATAAAAATCTTTTCCAAACTGGGGTTTTGGTTTAGTTGCATATTCAGTAGATCCAGCTCCTGGTCCTCCAAAGTTACGTCCTCTAAGACTTGGTAGTTCAACTCCACTCATATCAGCTTTACCTACTGGAGTACGTCCTCCTACACTTGGTTCTGAGAATCCTTTTTGTTGTCTATATTTACCAGAGGCACGAGCAGCTTTAAAAAATCTCTTTACACGATTCTGTTGTTCATTAGTACTCTCCACATCTCCTCTCTTATCCATCTCTACACGACGCAGATCAACGTCATAAGCCTGTTCAGGGTTAATATCAGATATATTAGCTCCAGAGGTTCCTGAGTCCTGTCTGGGGTCGTATGTAGTATCGTAGAATCTTGCCATGATAACATTGTAGGAGAAAGAAATCATCCATTATAAAACAATGCTCGGTGCTACTAACTTTTTAGGAGACTTTGTAAAAGATGAAATGAAATGTAGAGTTTTATCTGTAGAAGATTTTGGTGCTCCACTAGATAATGAAAAAAATGACGTTCCTCTGTATGATATGTATAACCGAGGATTAGCAGCATGCGAAGAAGGAATGAACAGGAAGAATCTGGGACAGAGACCAGGATTAACGGGTTATATTCCCTCAATGGAGGAAGGGATGAAGCAAGGGGCTTCAGTGAAGCCAAAAACCCTCTTGATGGTGTTAGACTCTCAGAATTCAAAAACGAAAAAATAACTAATAACTGGAAACCATCCATGGAAGAATGTACTGATGGATTCTGTCCTATGCCGGCAGCTTCATTTAAAACTACGGAAACTAATCCGCATTTACATTTCTTTGATCCTGTAGATAAGCCAATGCACTATGCAGCTAGTTCTGTAGAGTGTATAGATGCAATAGAAGCACAACTTACAAAGGAAGAATTTCGTGGTTACTTAAAAGGTAATGTTGCTAAATATATGTGGCGTGAACGTAAAAAAGGAGGCAAAGAATCTCTAATGAAAGCTAGATGGTACTTAAATAGATTAATTGATTTAGAGAGCTAGAGGTTCATCCCCATCATCTTCATCAAATTCTTTATCTAAAGCTTCTTGAGCTTTAGTAGCTAAATCAAGTAACTCTACATCTGTAGGGATATCAAAATCAATATCCACATTTTCCTCTGCCATCATAGACTTTAGAGCGTAGATCTCCATTAAACGTTGATGAAATAAAGATAACAATGCAACATAAAGTTGATCCCATGTCATCTCTTTCGCTTTCATCTCAGCTCTCTTCATAGAAAACTGATGTTCTAATGGTAACTGAAATGCTTTAGGCTCAACTGAATTTTCCATTAGTTGTTACTATTTTCTACTCTTATTCTACGCCTATCTATCAAAATCACCATAGGTTCTTTCATAATATGTGTCTAATTGGACTTCAGGAGATAATTCTTTCGCATGATTTGAATAATCATTCATGAATTCTGCAAGTATATAAGGGTTTATTTTCTTCTCTAATTTTATTAAAGCTTCTATTTGACAAGGATGTCCTTGATAACTGTTTGTTGCTAGTAATAAGACACCGGGAAAAGGAACTTCAGTTATGTCTATCTCTTCCACAAATAGATTTGTTTCTTCTTTTCTTCTTTCTAGTAAATGTCCTAATGCTCTATGGTTCTCATCATATATCCATCTATTCATTTCTTCTGCTGCGGAATGAAAACGTTGACCTTCTAAATGATCTATAACAGTACTATATAAAAAAGAGTCCCAGCCTATTGAATGAATGAAAGATACTAAAGCATTTTTCATAGCCTGATCTATATAGAGCTTTAATTTATCTAGTTCTTCTTCAATTAAATGTATCTCACATAATAAATACTCTAAAGCTTTCTGTTTTGTTACACAATGTCCTGACTTTACTGGAGACCCATCTGGATAGAATTGAGTTCCGTAACCAAAAGTGTATGGATGCCTTCCAGTCACTGGGTCTGCACAGGCTTTTTCTTTATACCCTTCGTATTTACAAATAATGTTAATGGCTTTAGTGAAATCTGCCATGCAAAGTAATAACTATCTACTATTAATCATACCTAACTTTATTACCATTTCACCTTATGAGACCAATATCTAGCTGAAAACTTATCTGGATTGGAGTCTTGTGCATTATGTCTGGCATAGTAAGACTTTTTACGGGCTTTATCTTTTGCTGTTTTAGGATTTTTACCTGCTCCTTTTACACCTTGTTGACCAAATCTTACAATCTTTTCTTTACCATCTTTACATGCTTTTACTACATGTGACTTAGTAGGATGTTTAGGTGTTCTTTTAGGTTTATTACACGCCATCTTATCTTTCGCAAGTTTTGCGGCTGTTGCTGCTTTTTTATGTTTACTTGCCATTACTTAATTAAATAAAACTAGAAAAACCTTTTGTAAATTGACTAAGAATCTCACTGCCCTTTTTAGATTTATAATCTTCCTCATCATCATCATAATCCACGTCAAACGTAAAATAGCTACTTTCTTCATCATCTTCTTCTTTCTCCTCTCGTTCTTGGTTTCCAAATAAACCTCCTTCATCACCTGATAACTGACTAACCACACCAAAAGCTGCAAAAGGATCATTCCTATAATCAGTTCCACCTAGTCCTTCTATGTTTATTTTTCCTGTTTCTCCTACCTGACTTAAGATGGTTTGAGAACCTGGATCTAAATCTGGAAATACATTTTCATAGAAATCATCTTCACTACCGTCATATCCAGCATCTTGAAATACTTTAAACAATTGAGTATCTCCTTCTAGTTTGTTATCTGTTGTATAGTCTTCTTCTCTTTGTATATATTCAACTCCTAGTAGTTCTTGTGTAGGTTTCTCACGTTTCTCATTCAGATACTTTAGCTGTGATCTTATATCAGCAGCACTGCCTGTCCTAAAAGTCTCAGCTATATAATTTTTTAGATCAGCTGCTGTACCTTGAAAGTCTGATAATCCAACCTGCTCTAAAGCATAGTTCCATTCCTCAGGTTGATCTGGATCTAGACCTTCGATCATATCGTCAGCAAATTCTTCAGGTCTTATAAACTGACCAAATACAGTTGGCTGTCTGCCAGCTTCATCCACTAATTTTGGAAGGATGTTTGTATAAATATGATCTTTTACTTTACCTGCATTAATAACATCTTCTGCTGGATCAAATTTATAGTTAGGATTTTTACCTTTTACTTGATAATGTAATTGAGCAAACTGTTGTTTATCATTAACATCAGCTCCATATCTATAAGCTAACTCTGCCCATGTTCCTTGTCCTGGGTTTAAAGGATCTGCTATTTCATTAGGTTTATTACGTGCTTTCTCCCAATCTGCTTCTACTATTGTTTTTTGATTATCATATTGATTCTGTAAACCTACACTCATACCAGCTCCAACTGGATCAAAATAAAAATCACTATTAAATTTCTTATCAACTGCACTATCTCTGATTTGATCTAGGTAAGTCTTAGCTTGTAACTCTCCAACTGTGTTAACAGCATCTAATAAACTTTGTGTTTGGAAAGGGTTCTGCTCTTCTTGTCTGACATCTAAATATTCGACAAACTCATTCATTGATCTTGATTCATCAAATCTTGGTTTTAAATAATCATTTACATAACTTTGTGCAAAAGACTTTTGAATATTTACTTGTTGTTCTGCAGCATTTTCTGCTTCTTCTTTCGTGTATCCTAGTTCTAAATAATCATCTTCAAATTCACTGTAATTCTTTTTAATTGAATCATCAAACCACTCTTGCCAGTTATAAACAACATTATTATTTATACCTGTAACACCACTCAATTGTTTTTCTAATGTCTTCTGATCAAATCCACTATCCTTTCCCATAAAAGGTAAATATCCACCTATACCTGAATCACCTAGTAAAGAATCGGAAAGACTTTTATTTACATCCATTATTTCTCCAAACGTACTAAACTGTCCCATCAGTGCTAACTCTTGTTCTTTAGCTTTTGCTTTTCTTAATTCATCAAAAGTATCTGTCAAAACATTTTGAGTTAGTGCTCCAAATTTCTTTGTCTGTACAAGTGCTTCTTCTCCTACTACACCTGTAATAGCATCTTCTAATTCAGTTATATAAAGACCACTTCTTTTTAATTCGTTATAAGCTCTTTGATCCTCTTCATTATCAGACTGTTGAAATACCAATAAGAATTCATCTGGGTTATCAACATTTAAATAATTACCTGCAGAATCAACAAATCTATTAGCTGTTCCATCAGCTTTTGCTTGTTTAGCTTCTTCATATGCCTCTTTTATATAAGCAACATCATTTATTAAAGTTTCTGGATCATCCTCTTCAATATTTAACATCCTATCTCTAATCTGCTGCATCTCTGCATCAGTAGGAGCCTTTTCAACAAACTCTTCAGCTGCTTCTAACGGATCAGCTTCATTACCTCTTAGTTCTCCAGCTCCACGTTGTTGTCCATATCTCCATAAATAATATCCAGTTTCAGCTCCTGTTCCTTCTCCAAATCTTTCAGTAACATCAATATCATCATTAGCTACAGCCTCATTCCATTTCTCTTGTTCTGTGAGACTTTGGTTGGGTAAGGTTTGTTGTCTATAGTAGTTAGCATTAAACTCTCCATACAAAGGTTTTCCTTTGGTACTTGCATAACCTTGATCTTGTCCATATCCAAAATCAAACTTCTCTAATTTTTCACCTCTATAGAAATCTTTAAATGCAGACTCTACATCTCCTAATATCTTTTGAGAGTCTTCTGCACTAATACCAGCTTCTTCTAATTTTTTAGTAAGTCTAATCTTATCTCTTTGATCGGTATAATCAGCTCCTTTAGTTTGATTGGCGATCTGTATTGCATCATCATACGTTTGTTTTTTAACATCTTTCACACTGTTATATTCTCTGTTAAAGTCATTTATCTGTTTTGCATAGTCATTGAATTTTGGATTGAACTCATTATATAAAGCAACATTATGGTTATTATCATTAAC